TTCAACAAGTACTAATACCACAACTACGTTTAACACGCAGACGTTAACAGTTTTTAATACTACAACAACTTTTAATACTACTAGATCAACAGCAACTAGTAGAAATACGACTGTATCCACTAGTAAAAGTACAACAACAACTTTTAACACTAGTAGAAATACAACAACTACGTTTAACACGTCTAAGTCAACTACAACAACATTTAATACTTCTACAACTACAACGTTCAATACGTCTAGGTCTACAACTGTGAGTACAAGTAGAAATACAACTACAACGTTCAACACGACAAGAAGTACTCAAACAACGTTTGCTACAAGTAAAAGTACTACTACAGTTTTCAATACTTCTACTACTACAACTTTCAACACATCTAGATCAACTACTGTAAGCACGAGTAGAAACACAACAACAACTTTTAATACTACTAGGTCAACACAAACCACATTTGCCACTAGTAGAAATACAACAACTGTATTTAATACAAGTACGACCACTACATTTAATACATCTAGGTCTACTACAGTAAGTACAAGCAGAAACACTACGACTACTTTTAATACCACTAGAACTACACAGACTACTTTTGCTACTAGTAAATCAACTACTACAGTGTTCAACACAAGTACAACCACTACGTTTAACACATCAAGATCTACAACTATTAGCACAAGTAGAAACACTACTACGGTATATGCTACAAGTAAATCAACAACTACTACTTTTAATACGTCTACAACAACGACCTTTAATACTAGTAGATCAACAACTGTATCAACGAGTAGAAATACAACAACGACATTTAATACTAGTAAAAATACGACTACAACATTTAATACTAGCACAACGACCACGTTTAATACTAGTAGATCTACTACGGTTTCTACTAGCAGAAACACGACTACAACGTTTAATACTAGTAAGAATACTACCACGACGTTTAATACCTCTAAGAGTACTACTACGGTATTTAATACATCTACAACCACTACTTTTAACACAAGTAGGGTTACAACTATAAGCACGTCAAGGTCTACTACTACAATATTTAACACGAGTAAGTCCACAACTACAACGTTTCAAACTAGTACTAACACAACTACTACTTTTAATACGAGTACCACAACTACTTTTGAAACTAGTAGGTCAACTACGATTAGTACGTCTAGAAATACTACTACGACTTTCAATACAACTAAGTCTACTACAACCACGTTTAATACTAGCAGGAGTACAACAACTGTATTTAATACATCAACAACAACTACGTTTGAAACTAGTAGATCGACTACAGTTAGTACTAGTAGAAATACAACCACAACGTTTAATACAACTAAATCTACTACTACGAATTATAATACTAGTACTAATACTACGACTACGTTTAACACTAGTACTACTACCACTTTTAATACAAGTAGAAGCACAACTATAAGTACATCTAGGAATACTACAACAACATTTAACACTACTAGAACTACAGAAACAACTTTTAGTACAAGCAGGAGTACAACTACTACTTTTAACACTACGAAAAGTACAACCACAACGTTTAATACTACCACTGTGTTTAATACTAGTACTACCACTACATTTGAAACTAACACAAATTGGTATGATGGTGATCCTGGTAATTACGGTCAATTAGGTGATGTGTCGTTTGAAAGGTAGAAAAGCGTAAAAACGTGTAACTATTATAATAATAATAAATTAAATTTAATTATATGGAAATGTTTAACAGACGTGAGTTGGACAAAAGAATTGGCCATCTCAAAAAAAATAAAAAACTTGAAGATTTAGAACAAGTAGAAGGATACTTTATAAGAAAGTGTACTGAGGCTGGTATTGATTTTAGCTATGATGTTATGGCTGATGAAATGCCTTATTTTAAAACTTTAGCATACACTGAGTTTGCTACAAGTTTTTATATGCAACCTTTAAATACAAAACTTAGATACGGTCAAATGATTGACGCGTATGCTGACGACTGCGAAGTTGTTGATTACTCATCTTATTTGATTGAAAATGTTATGAGTAAAAATGCTAACAAGTATCAAGATAGAAACTCTAAATTTGATCAATTTGAGCCAAAAGATAATATTGTTATATTACCTGGATCAAATAAAGTAAAATCTAATATTTGCTTAAACAGATTAAAGTTTTTAGCAAATAAACATGGTAATAACATGTATTTTAAGCCACATCCTATAACAACACATCAAATTATTGGTGAGTTAAAAGATTTTTTTGGCGATAGCAATATATTACCAAGGGATATAGATATGTATTATTATCTGCAAAAAGCAAACAACGTATATACAACTCACATTAGTGAAAGCATGATATACGCGGCTGTTTTAGGTAAAAAAATAGAACCTATTGATGTTTGGAATAACATACAAATGGGATCTTTTTACTGTATTAACAATCATTTGCTTGATAATCAACATGATATTAAGAATTATATCAACAAGTGTTTTTCAAGTCCAAAGTCTGGTATTATAAACCCAGCTGTAGACAAAAATTGGAAAGAAAAAATAGATAAATACTTGCAATACATACTTAAAAAACGAGAAACGTACAAAGATTGGTTTATAGCTGAACCAAAAAAGAAGTAAAAAGCGTGACAATTGCGTGATAATATAAAAGAAAACTAAAATTTAATAAAATGGCAAAAAAAATAGCAAAAAAAGAATTAACAGAACTACAAGAGCATATAAGTAAGCTTAATAGAGTTCAAATAAGAATTGGTGAGTTAGAAATTACAAAAATAGGACTAATTAGTCAATTTAATAATATAAATCAAGAAGTTAAAGTGTTTCAGCAAAAACTTGAAAAAAAGTACGGTGCTGTAAACATTAATGTTAACACTGGAGAAATCAACGATGAAACTAATAAGAAAAATTAGCGTAGGTAGAGACTATAAGAACGATGCAATGCATTATTCTGTTGGTCAAGAAGTTTACGGTAACCACATAATATGCGATATAGTGGAATCTAAAGATAAGTTTAGTGTTTTAATTGAAAAAAACAAAGAGGTTTTACCTTGGAAAGATTTCAATAAAAACATGGCTATATCAGTTGAATATAATCTAGAATATTAATGAAAGGCACGTTTTATTTTTTAATAAAACCAAAAACAGAAAGATATAACAATATCAAAAAAATTGGTGATAAAGAACTTATATTAAACTCTGAAATATTTAACCATCAATACATAAACCGCGAAGCGGTTGTTGTAGGTGTACCATCGGAGTTTAATACACCAATTGAAGAAGGTGATGAAATAATTATACATCACAATGTTTTTAGAAGATGGCATGATGCCAGAGGTAAAGAGCGTAATTCTAGCAGTTATATAAAAAAAGATTTATATAAGGTTAGTATTAATCAAGTATTTGCTTATAAAAAAATAGTAGAATGGAAAGCTTTACCTGGTTATTCATTTATAAAACCTATTCAAAAAAAAGATGGATCAGAAGCTGATCAAATAGGTATTGTTAAATATTCTGACGGTAGTTTTAAAAAAGGTGAACTAGTAGGTTATAATTCAGCGGCTGAATATGAGTTTGTTATAAACAAAGAAAGATTATACAGAGTTCCAAACATTTTTATTGAAATTAAATATGAGTACAAAGGAAAAGAAAAAGAATATAATCCAAGCTGGCTACAGAGCGGTTGATGAATTAGTTAAAGTAGCTAAAGAACCTATAGTTGAAACAGAAGATGATGTTTCTGCTGATAGACTTAAAAATGCAGCAGCAACTAAGAAATTAGCTATATTTGATGCTTTTGAAATACTTAATCGCATTGAAGCTGAACAAGCTATGTTAGATGGTGTTGTAAAAGAAAATAAGCAAGAGTCTTTTGGTGGTTTTGCAGAAAGAAGATCTAAATAATGTTTTCTCAAGGTTTATGTAAGGTTATAAAACCTATACGTGAAAATACTATCAAAAGATTAAATAAAGGTAAGAAATGGAAATATGGATATAATAAAGAACATGATGTTGTTGTTATATCTAAAAATGGTACTATAGGTGATATTTACGAAATACAAAACCTTAAAATAGCATTACCTAAGCAACCAGCTAAAGTACATAAGTTTGAAAAAAATAAATGGCAGGTAACTCCATATCCAAAAGAATTAAATCAAATAAAAACAATATTTGACTTGAGAGATTATCCTGCTAATTTTAAAGAAAAATATATAGATTATATAGAATATGAGTTCAGAAGAAGAGAAAATGGTTTCTGGTTTTATAACAAGAGTGTTGCTACTTATATTAGCGGTACTCACTATATGTATCTCCAATGGTCTAAAATAGATGTAGGTAAGCCTGATTTTAGAGAGGCAAATAGATTATTTTTTATATTTTGGGAAGCTTGTAAAGCAGATAACAGATGCTATGGTATGTGTTATTTAAAAAACAGACGATCTGGTTTTTCTTTCATGGCTTCTGGTGAAACAGTTAACTTAGCTACAATATCATCAGACGCGAGATTTGGTATATTATCTAAGTCTGGTGCTGATGCTAAAAAGATGTTTACAGATAAAGTTGTACCTATATCAGTTAATTATCCTTTTTTCTTTAAACCGATTCAAGATGGTATGGATCGACCAAAAACAGAGTTAGCTTATAGAGTACCAGCTTCAAAACTTACAAGAAGAAAAATAACAAGCAACGATAAACCTGAAGAGTTAACAGGTCTTGATACAACAATAGACTGGAAAAATACAGGTGATAACAGTTATGATGGTGAAAAGCTTAAATTACTAGTACATGATGAATCTGGTAAATGGATCT